AACGGACAGCAAGTCAAGAAACGTATTCAATTCAAACCCAACCTTTATATCGTAGGCGACACTCCGTCCGATTGGAAAACTCTAGATGGCCAGTCCGTCGTAGAGTGCCAGATGGATTCTATGTCCGATGCGACAGACTTCTTGAAACGATATGCAGACGTATCTAACTTTGAAGTATATGGAAACAACAACTATTGCGCACAGTATCTTGCTCAAGAGTTTCCAGACAATATATCGTTCGACCGTGAACTAGTTCGCGTTCTCAATATCGATATTGAGGTTGCATCCGATGCGGGATTCCCCGAACCAAAAGATGCGGCACATCCTATCATCTCAATTGCGATTCGCAAGAATGACGGCAACTACTGGGTCTGGGGTCTTAATGATTATACGCCCACGCGTGAGGACGTTCTGTTTATCAAGTGTGATAATGAGATTGACCTAATCCGAAAGTTTGTAGATCACTTCCAACATTATGCTCCCGATGTCATTACTGGATGGAACACGCGATTCTTTGATATCCCATACATCATTAATCGCTGTGTCAAACTGTTTGGTGACGACACGTTACTAAAACGTCTCTCACCTTGGGGTGCGGTCCGCGAACGCAACGTGACTATCAATGGTCGCCCTAATCAAGAATACATCATTGAGGGTGTCGAACATCTAGATTACCTTGAGGTGTTTCAAAAGTTTACCCTGAATACCTTGGGTCGGCAAGAATCCTATCGACTAGATCATATTGCCTATGTGGTGTTGGAAGAACGTAAACTCTCTTATGCGGAACACGGCAATCTGCACACTCTGTACAAAGAGGACTATCAGAAGTTCATTGACTATAACGTGAAGGACGTGGAGTTAGTCCATAGAATCGATGAGAAACTAGATCTTATTTCTCTGGTACTAACCATGGCATATCGCGGTGGGGTTAACTACGGGGATACCTTGGGTACCACGAATATCTGGGACTCGATCATTTATCGCATGTTGAACAAACAGAACATCGTAGTGCCTCCCAAGAAAGACAAACCCAAAACATCATATCCCGGCGGCTATGTTAAAGAACCACAGGTAGGTTCTCATGATTGGGTTACGTCATTCGACCTTGCATCACTTTATCCGAATATCATTGTGCAATACAACATGTCGCCTGAGACTGTTCTGGATGGTATTGTGCCTAATATGTCTGTAGATAAAATACTAGACGGTACTATGTACACTGACGACTTTGATTATTCTAAACTCTGTCATTCTATTGCCCCTACAGGTGTCAGATTCTCTCATGACCGCGAGGGAGTTATTCCTACAGTAATTAAACAATACTATGCTGAACGTAAGATCATCAAAAACCAGATGTTAAAGTTGCAGCAACAATATCAAGACACTCCGACCAATGGTCTGGCATATAAGATTTCATCTTTGGATAACCAGCAGATGGCAATTAAAATCTTGATGAACTCACTCTATGGTGCGCTGGGTAATCGCTGGTTTAGATACTTCGATCAACGTGTCGCAGAATCTATTACCCTTGCGGGACAACTTGCAATTAAGTGGGCAGAGAGGGCCGTTAATAATGAAATGCAAAAAATACTTGAAACTGAAGAAGACTATGTGGTGGCCATTGATACGGACTCTGTTTATATTAGGATGGGGGGCCTTATTGACAAGTTTGCTCCTAACAATCCAGTAAAGTTTCTAGACAAGATTTGCGCAGAACACTTCGAGAAAGTTTTGAAAACATCTTACGCGGATATGGCTAAGGTGACTGGTGCATATGAAAATCGTATGGAGATGGAACGAGAGATTATCGCGGATCGTGGTATCTGGATGGCCAAGAAGAGATACTTGTGCAACGTAATAAATTCGGAGGGAGTACAGTTTTCGGAACCCAAACTAAAAATGATGGGTATTGAGGCAATCAAGTCATCGACTCCACAGGTCGTTCGTGATAAGATGAAAGAGATATTCCGCGTCATCGTAGAAGGTACCGAATTAGACACACAACGGTACATTTCGGACTTTAAGTCCCATTTCAAGACCTTACCGCCCGAAGATGTGTCGTTCCCTCGTGGTGTCTCCAATCTTGATAAGTGGAAAGATCGTAAGACTATCTACAAGAAGAGTACCCCCATACATGTGCGCGGCGCATTATGCTATAATAACGCGATCAAACAAAAGAAACTTGATATGCAGTATGAGACAGTCAAGACGGGTGAGAAGATCAAGTTTGTCTACCTAAAAGTTCCTAATCGTCTGGGAGAAAACGTGATTTCATATCCGCTCAATCTTCCGGAAGAGTTAGGACTGCACCAGTTTGTAGATTACGATCTCATGTTTGAGAAGACTTTCCTAGATCCTCTAGAGCCGATTCTCGACGCGGTTGGTTGGACAGCAGAACCACAGGCATCACTAGAGGACTTCTTCGGTTGACAGTCATTAATGATTATGGTATAATGCTTGCATGAATTATGAATTAACTATCTTCAAGAATCAGTTTGATAACAAGACTCATCGCCATATGGTACTGGATGAGTGGGATAAGTTTGTCAAAACATTGAAGAACATGTACGGTGAGAAAGGAGAGAAAGGTGGAAATAACTCTAGTCCTCTTATTAGTCCTGCTGTTTTCGAAGTGGGTACGACGCGCAGTAATAAATCTACTAACTATTGGGGTGGCTGGTGTTGCGTTGATGTTGATGATCACAGTTACTCTAGTGATGTACGAGTCCTTAATGAACAGTTGTATGAAACCTTCGGCCGGTACGACTATGTTGTGTACAACACTGCATCAAGTCGAGACGACCATCTCAAATTTAGAATTGTCTTTAGACTAGATGAAACTATTGATAATGACCGCATCAAGGCATTCTGGTATGCGCTGAATACCGAACTTGGTGATATCGGAGATCCTCAGACTAAAGATCTCGCACGTATGTATTATGTCCCTGCCCAGTATCCTAACGCCAAAAGTTTTTTTATCACCAATCAAGGTGACCCCCTTAATACCTCTGAGTTGATTGCAAAACATCCATACCACGAGAAGACGGGTAATACTTTTCTAGATAGATTGCCACCAGAGATGCAGAGTGCGGTGATTCAACATCGTAAGAATAGTCTAAATAACACCGACTACAGATGGTCGTCATACCGCGACTGTCCGTTTTGGCCTAAACGGTTAGGTGTTGAGTACCAAACAATCAATGAAACTGGTTGGTATTCTAAGATGTACAAGATAATGATTGCGGTTGCCGGTAATGCATATGCGAAAGGTTATCCCATCACCGCAACACAGATTGCAGACCTATGTCGTGAGTTTGACCGTGAAACAGGTAATTGGTATGAGAACCGTCCATTGACAGTTGAGGCGGATAGAGCATTGGAATTTATATACAGGAATAGTTGAAATGAATAGAGTATTAGTAACAGGCGCGGCAGGATTTATCGGAAGTCAGTTATGCGATAGATTACAGAAACGCGGTCTGACTGTAAAGGGTTTGGACAACTTTAATAATCATTTATACACCCCCTCATTAAAGCGCGATCGTATGGTCCACTTCGATATTGATATTTGGGGTTGCGATCTTTGTGATGATATAAAGGTAGAGGCGTTATTGCGTGAATTCAAACCGGATACTATTGTCCATCTTGCCGCAATGGCAGGCGTTCGTGACTCTCTGGGTAAAGAGAAGTCCTACCACGCAAATAACATAGATGCTACACAGAACCTTATTGATATCTGTAAAAAACATCTACCAGATACTCGTATTGTTTATGCATCTACTTCGTGCGTATACGCGGGATCACCAGTACCGTGGGTCGAAGGTAAAGAGACAGGTAAGCAACTAAACGCATACGGTTATACTAAGTGGGCAAACGAATGTCAGATGCAGTCATCTGGTCTGGACACTGTCGGTCTGCGTTTCTTCACAGTCTATGGTCCTTGGGGTCGTCCAGACATGGCGTTGTTTGACTTTACTAAAAATATACTTGACGGTAAGGAAATAACCGTGTATAATTATGGTGATATGAAACGTGACTTTACCTTTGTGGATGATATCTTAGATGGCATTGAAGTCGTCTTAGATAACACCGACATTGAGTCCGGTGAGATTTTCAACATAGGACGTGGTGAACAGGTTGCGTTGATGGACTTCATCAATGAAATTGAGAAAAATACGGGTAAAGATGCGATTAAGAATCTTGCTCCAAAACATCCAGCAGACACATTAGAGACTTGGTCTGATACCACCAAGCTGAAAGCACTAGGGTACGAACCGAAGGTAAGTATCGCTGAAGGTGTTGAAAGATTTTACGAATGGTATAAAACTTATAATGGGATTGAATAATGTCTAGAATAATGCCTGAGGGTAACCCTTCCCGATTCCGTATTGGAATCATTGGTCATGGATTTGTGGGTCAAGCGGTCGAGTATGCATTCACGCATCCTCTCGTAGACTTCAACTTTTATGACCCGAAGTATGATACTTCAGTTGAAAACTTACAACACATGCCGCGAGAGAACCACCCACAGTGTTTCTTCGTGTGCGCTCCTACTCCATCGAATGACGATGGTTCGGTTGACTCTACTATTGTTGAGGCAGCAGTTGCGAACTGTTTGGTCTATACCGATGCATTGGTAGTCGTGAAGTCTACGATTACTCCGGAGTCAGTTGACCGTTTATACTCTGCAATGAACAGAGAACAAGTAGACCGTTTCGTCTACAACCCAGAATTCTTGACAGAGAAGAATGCGAAGGCAGACTTTGTATGTGCGAAGTTTCATGTCATGGGTGGTATGCCCGAGGCAGTAAATGACTTGATTGACATCTACGAAATCTTCAGTGCGTGTGAGTCTAATGACTATCACCGTATGACCGCGTATGAGGCGTCGTTTGTGAAGTACACAATCAACTCGTTCCTGTCTACGAAGATCACATTCTTCAATCAACTATATGATCTAGTCAACCTTTATGGTTGTAACTATAACACGATTGTTCGTGCCGCCGGCAAGGATGAACGTGTAGGTATGGGTCACACCCGTGTGCCAGGTTTTGATGGTAAACGTGGGTTTGGTGGCGCATGTCTTCCAAAAGATACGAGAGCGTTTTTAAACTTCTCTACACATGAATTTGAGGATGGAACTGAAACTAGTTTCGATTTATTGCAAAAAGTACTTGACATCAATAGTGCTTATCGTGTACAATATGACCTCGATGAACGTGAAAAAGTAAACAACATTACATTTGTAGATTTTGGAGGCAACAATAATGTCGATAATGGACAAACTGAAGAAGAACTCGAAGATAAAGGAGACGGCGACACTCTCCACTAGTAAGTTCTTCACAGAAAAAGATATGGTTCCGACCGACGTTCCAATGGTGAACGTCGCGTTATCTGGTTCCGTAGACGGTGGTATCTCGCCTGGGCTGACTGTCCTTGCTGGACCATCAAAACACTTCAAGACATCATTCGCATTACTTATGGCGGGTGCATATCTCAACGCGAAACCAGACGCAGTCATGTTGTTCTATGATTCAGAGTTCGGTTCGCCTCAGTCATACTTCACTCAGTTCGGTATTGATACTAGTCGGGTATTGCACACACCGATTGCAAACGTTGAAGAACTCAAGTTTGATATGATCAACCAGTTAGAGAACCTTGACCGTGAAGATGATGTCATTATTGTCATTGACTCTATCGGTAACCTTGCGTCTAAGAAAGAGCTGGAAGACGCACTCAATGAAAAGGGTGTCGCAGACATGTCACGTGCGAAGGCACTGAAAGGTCTGTTCCGTATGTCCACTCCATACCTTGCGATGAAAAACATTCCGATGCTTGCAATCAATCACACTTACAAAGAGATTGGTTTGTTTCCGAAAGATGTTGTAGGTGGCGGTACTGGTATCTATTACTCTGCCGACAATATCTGGATTATCGGTCGTCGTCAAGATAAACAAGGTACTGAAGTAGTTGGATACGACTTTGTCATCAAAGTTGAGAAGTCTCGTTATGTCAAAGAGCAATCCAAGATTCCAATCGGAGTATCGTGGGAAGGTGGTGTACAGAAGTACTCTGGTCTTCTTGATGTTGCCCTTGCGGGTGGGTATGTCGACAAACCGTCCAATGGTTGGTATCAACGTGTTGACTTGACTACAGGTGAGGTCCTTGGTTCTAAATTGCGATTGAAAGAAACCATGACCGCTGACTTCTGGGAACCTATTTTTGAGTCAAGTGATTTTTCTGAATTCCTTGCCAAGACCTATAAAATAGGGTATAATAGTGTCTTAAATTCGGAAGAGATAGTTGAGGAAGCAGTGTAATGAAAGATCTAGACTTGGACAAGCCGTCCGAAAACTTAGACTATAAGTTAGTCCCCGCAATCGGGGATGATAATAGTGACCTATGGAACGTAGAACTATTGCGTTCTCCATATGAGAACACCACGATTCGGTACAATAATGTCCGCATCAATGGTGAGGCGGGAAACATTAGTTATAATTTTGATGTCGTCGCCACAGAGAATGTTGAGTACACCATAGACAATATTAGTTTGCAAGGATTTGCGAGTGAAGTATTGGGTGATATTTTAGACGTTGCAATCAATGAAGGTTACTTACAGACTAAGGATACAAATGACGGAAATCAATCTACAGCAGACGATTCTTCGAAATCTACTGACTAACGATTCGTATATGAGGAAGGTCGCCCCCTTCCTTTCCCCTGAATACTTTGAGGGTACTTACAAAAGTATCTTCAAAGAGTTCAATGCGTATATCGCCAAGTATAGTAATCTTCCATCCAAAGAGGCACTCAAGATTGAGATTGACTCAGAAGATAGAATGTCGGATGAACATTATCGTCACACAATGGATATACTCCCAGACATCTTCAAGTATGCTGAGGAGGATCTGTCATGGTTAGTCGAACGCACTGAGAAGTGGTGTCAAGACCGTGCGGTATTCAATGCAGTTATGGAATCTATAACTATCATTGATGGTAAACACCAAGAACTATCCAAGAATGCCATACCCGATGTTTTATCGAAGGCATTATCTGTAACGTTTGACACTAACATTGGTCACGATTATCTTGAATCTGTGGATGCACGATATGACTTCTATCATGAACAAGAAGAGCGTATTCCGTTCGATCTGGACTACTTTAACCGAATTACTAAAGGTGGAATACCTAATAAAACCCTCAACATCGCGTTGGCGGGTACGGGTGTCGGTAAGTCTCTCTTCATGTGTCATTGTGCTGGTGCTGCCTTGTCACAGGGGAAGAATGTCCTTTATATCACTATGGAGATGGCTGAAGAACGTATCGCAGAAAGGATCGATGCGAATCTACTCAACGTCCCGATAGATCAGTTGGAACATCTGAGTAAGGACATGTTTTCAAATCGTGTAAAGGGTATCGCAGATAAGACTAACGGTAAGTTGATTATCAAGGAGTATCCTACGGGACAGGCACACGCCAGTCACTTCCGTGCGTTGCTGAACGAATTGAAACTAAAGAAGAAGTTCACACCGGATATGATTTTTATTGACTACCTGAACATCTGTGCGTCTTCTAGGATGAAGTCAATGGGGGGTTCTATCAACTCTTATACATATATCAAGTCTATCGCAGAAGAATTGCGAGGTCTTGCTGTTGAGTTTGATGTTCCTGTATTCTCTGCAACGCAGACTACTCGTTCTGGTTATAGTAACGATGATGTGGGTCTGGAGGACACGTCCGAATCGTTTGGACTTCCCGCCACAGCAGACTTGATGTTTGCACTGATCAGTAATGATGAGCTGAATGCAAACGGACAGATATTAGTAAAGCAGTTAAAAAATCGGTATAATGATCCTAGTACATATCAACGATTTGTTGTGGGCATTGACCGGAGTAAGATGAGATTATTTGATGTAGACCAAAACGATTCTCCCCTAAATAAAGAGGTAGATAATGGTCCCGCCTTTGATAACTCAAACTCCGGTCAGAGAATTTCGTCCGAAAAGATGAACTTTGATGGCTTCACACTATAAGGATATCTGTAATGGACCCAATTTCACAAACTATTATGACATTAGTACTAATGGGTACCGCAAATTATATCGGCAAGAAGATGGGAAGACAAGAGGGAATTAATGCCGCAGTAGCATATCTTTTAGAGATGGGTGCTTGTACCGAAAACGATCTAAAGAAAGCTAATGAAAGATTTATGAATGGAGATGATATTTAATAATGACTGAGGTAGTTATTCGTAATAAAGAGTTGTTAGAGACTCTAAACAGTTTCTCAGATGAGATGCTGTCTAAACCGTCGTACAACGACGAAAAGTATTGGACTTATCATGAACGCAAGGATGTAGACTTGGGGTCGTACTACACATCTCGTGAGTACCTCGAAGACTGTTTGTCTCGCGGCCGTGATGGTCTGGTTGGCCCGCCCGATAGATACTTCGCACAACCAATCTCCAAAATGGTGCGTGAAGACAAAGAGATGTGGGGTGGATTTATGCAAAAGGTCAAATATGACTTTGCGTCAGAACTTGGCGCACATACATCTGCCCTACTATCTTACTATCCGCCTGGTGGGTTTGTAGGTTGGCATACTAACTTTGATGCCAATGCGTATCAAGTCTTGTTTACGTGGTCAGAGACCGGAGATGGTTTCTTTGAGTACTATGACAAGAAGAACGACGAAATCATAAAGATTCCGGATGTGCCTGGCTGGCAATGTCGTCACTACTATTTTGGTGCGGGTCATGAAGAAGACCTACACTGTTGGCACGCTGCATACGCTGAGTGTCAACGCATTACCCTCGCATATAAATTTGTGAATAACGGTAGTGTAGATAACCCTGAAGATGCGCAAGCAAGACAGATGCGTGATATGTTAATTGAAGAGATTGAAAATGAAGAATAATGATGTGGTGACAGTAGTCACAGTAAGTGGAGAATACGTAGGTCGTTTGGATGGTATGAATAGTAACGGTACAGTTACTCTCAAAGACCCACGTATGTTGATTCATGGCGATCAAGGTATCGGTTTTGCACGTGGTGTGTGTATGACAAGTAAGGAAAATCCTGAGAAGGTTTCTTTCCAACAATATGTTCTATGCACACTAACTAATGATGATTTTTCCGCCGCATGGACGGAAGCAACAAGTGGAGTGAAATTAGTAGTATGATAGGACCAGAAGATAAAAAGAAAGTCGCAGATGCGATTAGAGAGATGTCTGACAGTATGTTACGTATTGATGCAGAGAAAGAGTTGATGAAGGACATCGTCGATGTCACTAACGAGAAGTACGGTGTTGATAAGAAGCACTTCCGTAAACTTTCTACTATCTATCACAAGCAGAACATGGAAGAGTCTCGCACAGAGGCTAATGAAGTTTATGAATTGTACGAGGAACTATTCCAGTAATGCTTTTGACTGCCGGTTGTAGTTTCGTCTGGGGAGACGAACTGAAAGGGTTTGATGATGTCCCACCGACCCATTGGCCACTAACCTTTACTCATCTGCTCGCGGATAAACTCGATATAGAGTATGAAAACCGTGGGTTTTGTGGAGCATGTAATGATAAGATCTTTAGAGAGGTCATTGACTTCTTGCACTCCAACCCTAATAAAGTTACTCATATAGTAGTCCTGTGGTCTGCATGGCAACGCAAAGAGGTTGTGGAGTACATGCCGCCTAAACGAGAAAAGAGTATTGGTAGGCAGACCAGTACCACGCAGTTTTCTCAATTGCGCACTAATACCATATATGATAGAAGCTTTAGGGACTCTTATGAAAACATGTTTAAGAACGCATATGATTCTAAGACAGACATTATGCACACTATCAGTAAGATGAAATCACTTGAAGTAATATGTGATGCGGCAGGGATACAATTGATTCAGGGAGTGTTTCATTCAAGGAATTGGTCTAACATCATGTCGATACTATCAGACAAGTGTCCGGATGATGCTTCAGGAAAAATACAAAATAAAGAGTTTCTTATCGATTCCATTCCAGACTACAAAAAGTGGTTGTTAGATTCTATAGGGTCTTTGAAGAATACTAGTCGTATAGGTATGGGTCGAGATAAAGACCTATTTACCATCTGTAGATCAATAGATGATATGAAAGAGTTTGGTCATCCAGGCGAGAGGAGTCAAGTCATCTTTGCAGACTTTCTACACGAAACTTTCGCAAAGATTGGTCAGTAATTACTTGACACCCCCCTCATAATATAGTATAATTCACCTCATGTTACTAATAACTATTGAGGTGTTTTATGCTAGTTCAACTTGAAGTAGACGATGATAGTATTGATCAATTGATGGTCAGAACATTGTCTGATCATATTCCATACCTATGTCCCAAAGAAGAAATCGAACTCATAGACGCGATGAAATGCGTTTGTGACTACTTTAGCGTGGAGGGTATATAGTGAGTTATCAATCAAACATTGCCAGAGAGTACGCTGTACTACTCGCAAAGTCGGGTTCTAACCCCAGTCCTAAACAAAAGAAAGAGTTAGCGAAACTTCTAAAACTACTGCGTAAGACAGTCTAATGAGATTGCGCATATTATCGTTCCTCGTGTCAATATCTGTAATTGGATATATAAACTATGTCAACGCACAAGATGATGATATGAATGAAGAAGTCGAATGTCTGGCATTGAATATATACCATGAAGCAAGGAGCGAAAGTCTTGCCGGACAATATGCGGTTGCGGATGTTACTCTCAATCGTGTGAAAGATCGACGTTATCCATCATCTATATGTGGGGTCGTCAAACAAGCAGTACTGAGTCAATGGGGAACCGACAGAGGGCTTATAATACCTAGACGCAATATGTGTCAGTTCAGTTGGTATTGTGATGGTCTCTCAGACGAACCAGTAGAAACATATTCTTGGTTACGTGCAAAGGACGTGGCACGAGATATGATTTTCTTCCGTAAGTACAATGGAATAACAGAAGGGTCTACACACTACCATGCTAATTATGTAAAACCTGAGTGGAGTTCCCACGAACGGATGAGATTGATTGGTAGGATTGGAGACCACATCTTCTATAAAGAGGAATACTAATGTCAATCGATTATGCATCGCTTCCAACGGGGTTGTTTCCAGAAGAAGCAGAGGTAAATAATGCATATATATTGTACGATTATACAGGTGGACTAATCTGTGTGTACGGTGATGCAGAACGGGCGATAGACCGCGCTGCAGATGAAGTGACTAAGGACTACCAATACAATACAGTACACGTTGATGTGTTTGATTGGGCTATCACAGTTAGAGGTGATTTAGGAGAGGTGACGATCCTAGTAGAAAAAATCAACTAAAGTATTGACAAAGACGTTGTCTTTTGTTATAATACTGAAAATGTCCCGTTCGTCTAGAGGTTAGGACACCGCCCTTTCACGGCGGTAACAGGGGTTCGAGTCCCCTACGGGATACCATACATTATTGTAGGACTATACTATGAAAAAACGAGATTATTCACAACAGGATGTGAATCGATTACAAGGCACGGTTCAAATCGACCATACCCTCGCAAAGATGGGTGCGACTAAACTGCGTCAGTTATTCGAAGATAATGAGTACATCAATACTTTTGGAGCATACAATGGCCAACAAGCAGTACAACACGTCAAAGCAGGACTCAAAGCGATATATCTTTCGGGATGGCAAGTGGCTGCGTCGGCCAACTCTCATGGCGAAGTTTATCCGGATCAGTCGTTATATGCTGTCGATAGCGTTCCTAATGTTGTGCGTAGCATCAATAATGCATTTCGACGCCAAGACCAGATCGAATATCTGGAAAATGGAAACGGGTTTGAATTTGCCCCTATTATTGCCGATGCTGAAGCAGGATTCGGTGGAGTTCTAAATGCGTATGAACTTTCTCGTAACCTCATTGAGGCGGGTGCTGCCGCTGTTCACTTCGAAGACCAAGTTGCTGCCGAGAAGAAGTGCGGACACTTGGGAGGAAAGGTTCTCATACCGACTAGTCAAGCTCTACGCAACCTTAATGCCGCTCGCCTTGCGAGTGACGTTGCTGGCACTGATACAGTCGTTATTGCTCGTACCGATGCTGAGTCTGCTAAACTAATCTCAAGCAACGTCTGTGAACTTGATAAGAAATATATTAAGAGACACCGACAAGGTAGTAGTGGATCTATGACTGCTCGCACACAAGAAGGGTTCTACATGCTCGAAGAGGGTAGAGGTTTAGAATTCGGATGTGAACGCGGACAGGCATACGCAGAATACGCAGACCTCGTTTGGTGTGAAACATCGACACCCGACTTGAAGGATGCGAAGCGTTTCGCTGACGCAGTCAAAGGTGCAGTCCCCGACGCAATGTTGGCATACAACTGTTCACCGTCATTCAACTGGCGCAAGTCAATTCCAGGCGATCAAGAACTAAAAGATTTTCAACGTGAGTTGGGTAAGATGGGATTCAAGTTCCAGTTTATCACACTTGCAGGATTCCACCAGACTAACTACTCTGTCTTTGATTTCGCAAACCGATACAAAGACGAAGGTATGTACGCATACTCGTTGTTACAAGAAGCAGAGTTTGCCGCAGAGTCACGTGGATACACAGGTGCGAAGCACCAGAGAGAAGTGGGTGTCAGTTACTTCGATGCCATTACAACTACATTGGGTTCTAAATCAACTGCCGCGATGGCGGGGTCTACTGAAGAGGGTCAGTTCTAATGTTCAAGAGTATCGGATTTGCGATTTATGACTTCTATAGATATTTCTTTGATTTGAAAGTCAATCCACTGAGACACATTCCGAATGAACTTGTACAGTTTATTCTCATGTTCTACTTGTCGGTGATGTGGTCAGTAGTATTCACCTTCTGGGCAGGGTACACGTGGATGTATGGAATCTACAGTGTAGGTGGCCACCTTATGGTGCTTGGTGCATTCTTCATCACTGTTGCTATATTCAGTGACGCGGAGAAGAATGGTCACTTGTGGGTACAGAGGACTAAGTTACCCTCAGTGCCGAAACGTCGTATTGTTTGGGATGTGGAGAAGGAAGGATGATTGAGATTGCGGAGTCGCCTATTTCCAAAACAGGTAACTCAGAGTGGGATGACACTTTTAACGAGTGTTTTTATGAAAACGCAAAAACCGTGATGTGGCCACATAGTTGTATGCATGACGGTTACATATATGTCGCACGAGGAGAAGAATGTTCTTGGTGCGGTGGAAAAGAAGAAGACGAACCACAGGGTAAAAATGTTGTGGTCCCTATATTAAAGTTGTGAGGTAACAATGCCAATTAAGTACAAAGAAGATAGTATCGTGAAAGATCGTATGACATTAAAGGTCACGACATCACGTTTCTATGTAAAGAACCTTTCGACGGAATCGTTGTGGAATGAGTTTTTATCATGTCGCACACCTAAGTTGAAACAGAAGTTCCGTAACGAATTAGCGAAACGCAAAGTCACCCATGAAGAGATGGTGGAACGGGCAAACGCGTGATTCTTAAATTGGGTATTCTTGCGGTCTTTTTGTGCCCTATGGTATTTGGCGGTATTACGATGTACTACTGTCACAAAACTATACATAAAGAGACACTAAGACGATGGGGTAAAGATGAAGTTTAAGATTGTGTACAAAAGCGAGAGCGAGTCTATATTTCCTTGGAGGTCTCGTTTTCGTGGTGTAGTGTTATGGCCATATATGATCATGCGTCCACGTAAGTATGCTACAGGGTCGGTAGCACAATCAGAATTGATGACACGGCGATCTCTTGTTAAATTATATCGACATGAGTTGCAACATTGTTATCAGATAAAAGAGAGGGGTGTTGTAATGTTTTATTTGCGATATGTCCTTCTCAATCTTACTAAGGGATACCATAATCATCCTGATGAAATAGAGGCGCGTCAGTATGAGAACGAAAAACTGACCCCTTTAGAAGAAAAGTGGCTCCATGAAGGGGTCGTGAACTTAAACGATTTGGACACTTGACAGTCCTCTTAGTTTTTGATATAATATACACATAATTTTGGCGAGTAGTTCAGTTGGTAGAACGCGTGACTGTTAATCACGTTGTCGCAGGTTCGAGCCCTGCCTCGCCAGCCAATATGCGAGAGTGGTGGAATTGGTAGACACGCTGGTTTTAGGTACCAGTGCTTCACGGCGTGAGAGTTCGAGTCTCTCCTTTCGCACCAATAATTATGATCCAGTGAGAGTAGTATGACTATGAAGGCAGGAAAGATTTGGGGACAGACAGAACTCATTCATGCGAATGGCGTTCTAGAGTTTCATCGTATCGAATACAAGAAAGGTTTCAAGTGCTCCGAACATCTCCATGAATATAAGTGGAACGGGTTCTTTGTAGAATCTGGTGAGATGATCGTGCGCGTATGGCAAGATGACCAAGACGGTCTTGTTGATGAAACCCTACTACGTGCGGGTGAGTTTACCCAAGTCAGGCCTGGGAAGATTCACCAGTTCGAAGGTGTAAAAGACG